CCCGAACTAGGTGACCCTCCCCAGGCTACTGTTTACCAGTCAGCCCTACTCAGGTCATCTTCACAGTTTAGTGGGACTGTGTGCCCATGAGCTCGGATACTAGGATGGAGAGAGTTGTTAGCCTTAGCATTTCTGCTAGAAGCTAATTCTGCGACTAATCTTTTATGACGATCAAACTTCTCAACTTTAAGAAGTCACTCTTGACGAGCGACCTCTTGCTGTTTAAGTAAGATTGCATCGTGATCATAAGAAAGTAGCCCATCATAGAAAGATAAGATGTTATTCGCTTCTGATCGTGTCAGCGGCTCCAGAGCAGAAATCTGCATTTCTGGAAAACCGTCTAACGCGTCAAAGATAATATCGTCTATATACATTTTATGATAGCCTTTCTCCTCTATAGGATTCACCGACTCAAGGACTTCTCCGTACTTCGACATAATATGTCAAGGTATAGGTGAAAATCACTGAGTTAGATATACAAGTATATCTATGGTTCTTCCACGACCTCAGCTGGTAAGATAAAATCTTCCAGTTAAGATCTTGGATGCGGTGTTCTTCGCATTTTCTCATTTCTTAAGAATCCTTGATTCAAGGAATCTTTTGATTTGAGTTTTGAAGAATACTGACTCGTGCTTTAGATCTTCAATAACTCTTACCCCTCCCTCTTGCGAAAGAGCGAAGGATAGGTTTGAAGATATAAGTCCTTTTGGACCAAATAGCACTCAACAACCAAAATCAAGGAGAGTTCGGTTAGTGATAACGAAACGTGAGCTAGGCTTACCTTTCAAATGGTTAGTCTTTCTCACCCGTTTCATTTCACGACCCGGAGTCTCCAAGAGTACTTGTGGGGCAACTGTTCAACTAACGAGATCTTTTCTCAAAGAATCCGCTAGAACAACAGCAGATAGGAATCTATTTCGGACGGCGGACATTATAAGTCCTGGTCCTAAAATAGAATAGTCCTCACCCTTAAGTGTACGGATTCGCTTAGCGAATTCCACAAATTCCGAAGAAATTATAGATTTCGCCATCGAAATGTTAACACCAAACCCAGTCATTGTAGTAAGGTAATCCGGCGCGTCATCAGAAACGATAACGTCGTCTCCCAAAACAGCATAATTTCTTACTGTTGAGGGTCCGGAAGCCTGCACTATCATGTGATGAGTAAGTGCCAACATAGCTCAAGATGAATATGCCCCCATGGGTTGTCCAACAGCGTAGTGTATTACACTACCCTTCTTGGATTTCCCAAAAGGCATGTCCATTAATTGAACTCATACA